GTTCTATATATAAAGATGATTTAACCACTTTAACAACTTTTTGGTCACGTAAAAATAAGTTTGAAAATTTACCTTTATTAGGTATTTCAGCTATGGATGATTTAAGAATACAATCAAATCCTATTAAAGTATTTACTGGTGATGTTTATGGATATATTCCTTATCTATCAGTAGTTACTATTGATAATGTTTTTGGATTATTTATGCCTATTGAATGGGATTATGATTATAAAAATAATATAACAAAAGTAAAATTATTACAATTTTATAATACGGACATTGCAGATATTCAATATACAATAAGTCCTGATTATGGAAACAATACAGTTAAGCCAACTATTAAAGGATAGTTTTTCTTATTGGTAATCCGTTTTCATCTTCTTTAACAGTAAACACCACTTTGCATCGGCAGTTAATTACATTACCTGCCTTTGCATTTGGATCACCAGGATACATAATTTCTTCGCCACTTGTAAAGAATGGCTGATTAATATCCACTTTTACTCCATTCATATCTAAATGGTCATAAATTGAATTAGGCGGTCTGCGGGTTCTGTTATCTTGTACGCTTATCCAAGTTTTCTCTAATACAAAATCGGAGTTTTGTGCAGCAACAACAGTAGCGAAATTAGTTGCGGTTGTAGTTTCTGTTCGTGCTATTCGTAACGCTTGGTATTTATACCATCCAAACTTATTTTGTAGGTTTCTCGTTATATCGGCAACTGATAGGTTATTCTCATAACCATTTGCAATAACAGCAACGATGGCATCAATTAACGTTTGATGTACGGAAACAATACGCAAACCCATATTTGAGTTAAGCCAGTTGGCTATAATTGTTTCAAAGTCTAATTCAACAATTTTAATGCTTCTTTTAATACGCTTATACTGTGGATTGCCTAAAGTAGTATAAATTTCTTTATACATTTCTTTTATTTGATTTTCGGTAACGTTTGAATTAATTAAAGCTTCATACGTTAGTTTAGACATATTATTAAAAGGAATAGCGTTAACTATTTTAATAACATTCCTTCTAACTATTCGGTAGGCTTGAACTTCTTGTTTAAAGCGTAGTTTGTCCATCCATTAACGTGTTAAGTGTTGGATCGTTTAAGTTGACTATTCCGGTAGGGATATAAACTTCGTTCATCATCTCATCGTCAATTTCTTCATAATTGAAAACTTCCCTTCTTTCGTTTAATGTCAAAGGAACAGAGTTAACCCATTTAGACATTGTTTCCATATCCGTTTGCATTTCCGGTAGTTCTGAAATATCCCATTCAATCTTGGCATCTTCATAACCTTTGAACTTTTGTATAAATTCAATGTTTAAATATTCCGCTAACAAATCTAAATCGGGTTTGATATTATCAGTTACAACTCTTTTACGTGCTTCGTTCATAGTATCAACACCAAATCCGCTGCCGTTCTTTTCTTCATTTAACAAATCAACATTCCAGTTAAGGCAGTTCGCTAAAGTACGTCTGTCATAACTTAAATAGTCAAAAGGCTTAAGTTCATCAGTTGTAAGTGAAATACGTGTAAATCCTAATTTGGCAGATGCCCCGGCTATGTTTGAAAGTCTTGTACTATCATTATCCATTTCAACAAGTCTTTCCTTTAAAGATTGTCCTTGCTCTGCTGTTAATGGTGTTGCTCCATCACCAGCGTGAATAAATCCATAAACTCCGCTGTTAAGCATTGTTTTAGAATTGTTATCTATTCCATTATTAGAACTATTAATATTTCTAATAGCGGCCATTAATTCGCTATAACCGTAAAGATGTGTTCCACTTTGATTATAAAACGGATTGGATCGTTTTATGTGGATTATATCAGCAGCTTCAAACCTTATTAATTGGTTGCCCTGTTGCATAATATAATAATCAATCGGATTTTCAATACTCATTAAAGCTGCGTTTGGTTTCAATACTATTTGCATCCAATGAGAAGGAAGGATATAAAGTTGCAATGGATTTCCTGCGTTTGCTCCTTCGCTAATTGTTTGCTTATATAGATAAACATTACCACAAACTTTAAGATATACTTTGTATAAGAAAAATATATCGTTCCATGTTTGGTTAACATTAGGTCGTTCTAAAGGCATTGGCAACTCGCTATCGGTTTCGTATGCTTTGCGTTTAAGTTTGCTAATTGATAACTTTTGTTGAAACGTTGGATTGTTAGGATATTTTTTTAACTTTTTATAAGCCTCTTTATCGTCTATTTTTTTAACGCAATAAGGAACTGATGTTGTTTTCGATGCTTGTTGATTTACTATTGCATTAACATCAGGGTTTTCTCCGTAACCTTTTGTTATTAAAGTTTCTAAAGTAGTATTATAGGTTGAAGTAAGGCCTCCGACTAATTTATAAATACTTTCGTTAAATAAGTTTTTATTTGCCCCGGTTAATACATCCCAAGCTAAAGCGATTCTATTTTTTACCATTGGTAGTGTTTATAACTACAAATGTAATAAAATTTATTTAGAATGATTATAAACAAAGAATATTTTTTACTACATTTGTAGTAATTAAAACTACTTTTAATGGATTTCTACAATGGCAACGATAGAATTTTATATATAAAGCAACTCGGTAACTGGTTGCCGATTGGTTGTTTAACAAGTAATTCGCTTTCTGAAAATGCCGAAATGCTATCCACTACAACAAGAGATAATGATGGTTGGAATACTTCAAGACCTATGATGCAAGGTTATAGTATATCCTTTGAGGGTATACAAATTAATACAGCTGTAGCGGGTGGAACTTTTACAGTTGCATCTTATGATAAACTGAAACTATTAAAACGTTCTAAAATATTATTGGATTGGAAGATACAAGGTACTACATTCCCAACAGTTGATTATGGTAAATGCTACATTACAGAAATTTCGGAAGCTTCATCAGTTGATGATTTTTTAACCTTTAGCGGTTCAATGGTTGGTTATGGAATACCACAAACAAGAGGATTAGGCGAATTTGTATTAAACGATGGTGATCCGGATGTAATACTGACAACAAATACAGATGCAAATTATATAATTAAAACAACAGAGTAATGGCAATAAATCCATCAGAAATAACCACAATTCGTGTTGGTGAGTTACCAATAGGAACAATAGAATTAAATTCTAAAATAGCAGTTGAAAATGGAACTAATTTAGAACAAATAGATGGTCAAGATTTAGTTGATTTTGTGAATATAAATGCTAACGCTTTTCAATTTGAGATAAAAGATTTATGGGTTTCACAAGCTTACATCGATGACAATTTTGATGGGACAGGATTAGGTGTTGAATTATGCGAGGGTTATGCTATTTGTAATGGGCAAAACGGCACTCCAAATTTAGATGGTTTAGTTTCTATTGGTTATGGCACTAATTATAGTGTTATTAAAGCTATTGGCGGGAGTAAAAATGCAGTTGTAGTTGAACATTCTCATCAAGGGTTATTTGTAAACGGATCAAACCGAGACAATGGAGATCCAGGGCTTTATATTATAACAGGTAATGGAGAGCCAAATGGCATACAATCAAATCCCGCTGGTTATACAGCTACCGAAGGAGTTAGTGGAATTAATAAAAATATGCAACCTTATATGGTATTGTTAAAAATAATGAAATTATAAAAATATGGCAATAAATCCCGAATTAATTACAACGATTAGAGTTGACCAACTTCCTGACGAAGCGTTAAGTTTAACAAATTTATTTCCGCATACCGTAGGAACTGACTTAAAATCTGCTACTATACAAGAATTAGTTGATTTAGTTGCTACTACTATTGGTGTAAGTGGTGGTGTTGGTTATATAGCGATATCAGTTACCGATGGCCAACAGTTGCCGGATGTTCCTGAATTACCAAGTTTCTTTTTATGTGGTGCCGGAACTTTTTTAAATATTAATGGTTATCCAAACATTATTTGTACTGAAAACTTAAACGCTATAATGTCTTTAACTGACCATTGGGAGTTGGCGGTAGAAATACCTATAAACCCATTAAGCGGAACAGTTCAAAGTGTAACCGGTTCTGCAGTTGATAATACTGATCCTTTAAATCCGGTTATTAATGAAATTATATTTGGTGTTCAAAATATTGTAGCAGGAACAAATATAACAGTTGATAATACCGATCCTGCAAATCCTATTGTAAGCGCAACAGGAGGTGGTGGAACTCAAACACTTGCCGAAGTTTTAGTTGAAGGCAATATTACCGACGGTACTGATATATCCATTTCTGATGGTGATAAAATAGTATTAGACAATGGTGCAAACTTAAAAAAAGGCACAACTGATGCAGGTCTTGGTGGATCTAAAGGTATTGCTTTGCGATGTGCGGTTGATTACGAATTAAAATGGGAAGCGGGTAGATTATATGTAATGGGTGGCGATGGCTTTACAATTCGTGAGGTCTCACATAACTTTACAACTACGCCAACAGTTACAGATGATGATGATAAAGGCTTTGTTATTGATTCACGTTGGATTTTAGACAATGGCGATGTTTATGTTTGTACTGATGCAACAACAGGAGCTGCTGTTTGGGAGTTGCAAGATTTGGGAACAATTCCAACGCTTCAACAAGTATTAGACAACGACCATAATTTAGTTGATGGTAATAACTTTCAAGGAACAGGAGCAGGAGTTAGTAACGCAGGAACTGGAGTAATTGGTTTTGGTGTAAGTGCTGCATTTAGTAATACAGGAGTTTTTATAAATGCTTTGGGTGAAGGTACTGCATATTTTAATGAAGGAAATAATGTAAATGCCATAGGGCAAGAAGCTGGACAAAATAACATTTACAGCCATGTAAACTTATTTGGAAAATCAACAACTGCTGATGAAAATGGACAAACAGTACTTTCAAAAGATGGTACTATTATGGCTCGTATTTCAACAACTGATTTAACAGCAACAAGAAAATATAATTTACCCGATGCAGATGGCACACTTGCTTTAACTTCTGATTTAACTGCTCCAACACTTCAAGAAGTAACTGATGAGGGAAATACAACAACAAATGATGTAAAAGTAAATTCATTAGGTTTATATAGTAATGATGTAGCTGATTATGGTTATTTAAGTTGGACTGATGATTTAGGGTTATCATTTAAAAATCATACAACACAAGAAGTATTTAATGTAGATAAAAATAGTAATTCTTTATCGTTTATAAATGATAATGATTTTAAAGCAAAAATACAATCATCAACATTAAGTGATAATAGAGTTTACCAATTACCTGATGCCGATGGAACTATTGCTTTACTTTCTGATATTACAGGT